GTCAACATCAAGCGAGACATTGAGTGCTGGCGAGATGTTCAAGAAACCACCCATTGCGAGGGCTGAAGCAACATCTGCCGAGCAGATGATAAAGTTGCCCTTGCCACGGCGGGTGTCCTTGGCAATCTGGTTGCACTCACGCTCAATCTGGAACATTAGACCACGGAACTTTTCCGCGCTCCAACGACCGTCCGAGTCCTGAACAAGGTCGTACACGCCACCAAGTACTGCACCACCGGCCGACAGACCACCGTTAACCGTCTTGTAGTACAGATCGGTCTGCTGTGCGCCCAGTTTGGCGCAACGGTACACATTGCGGACCACTTCGCGGTTGATTTCAGCAAGGATTTCCGTGCTGAGAATATTGGCGAGTTCCGTTTCTGCATCCAACCCGTGAACAGCCTTAAGGTCTTGAGCAAGTTCAACAGAGTACGAAGCAGCAAGTGCGCGAGTCGCAGCCTGAACTGCCACACGCTCAATGCTGAACGCCATTTGGTTAGGAGACATACCTTCACCAGTTGATGTGTTCACGCCCGAACCAGTGGTTATACCACTTGCGGCCGCAGCGTTGATTCCAAAGAACGGATCAACACCTGCACCAGAACCAAATGCTGGTAATGTTCCTTGTACAGCACCACCCGCGTTTGCAGCAGTAGTACCACCACTTGTGGTGGTGGAGTTGCTGCCGCTGAACGTGCTGGCTGGTTCGTTAAAGAGGGCTTCGGTTCCACCCGGCGTGCCGTACTTGGACCGCATGGCAAAGATCAGGCCCGTGGGGGCACTCATTGCCTGAACACCGCAGATGTCGTACGCCATAAGGTTGGGCATGGCACGACGAACCAACTGGATAAGGATAGGGTCGTAACCCTTAAGGTTGGCGTTTTCGCTACCAGCAAGGGGTGACATACCACCACCAACGCTATTTGTTGGAGCAGTTTCAACGAGCATTTGCTCCTTGATTGCCTTCTCTTGATTTTCGAGCAACTGAGCAATAGTTGCACGCTTGTGGGCATCCGTGATTGGAGCCATATCCTTGTGGTCGATAACAGGCTTCCACTTGCGGATTGCCTGTTCTGTTAAAAACTTCTCTTCCATGTTTTGTATCTCCTTGAAATGTGTTAACAGTCTATTGACTGGGGGTTACTCTTGTGACTTTACTCTTGTGACTTGCTCATTGAACGCGCAAATGCTTCAACAAGCGGGGAAGCCTCGGAAGCGTCCTCATAGGATTCCTCTAGGGACTCCTCATTGGTTTCTTCCTCGGTGACGGTGCTGCCAATGGTTTCAATGTTCTCACGGAGAACACCTAACTTTTCGGCAAACTGTTCTACTGTGTCGAAATCAAGGTCTTCTGCAAGACGGCGAAGTTTCTCGCTGTCTGTATCAGTAAGACCGTCTGCAACTTCACGGAAAACAATTTCACACTTTAGTTGCTCGACTTCTTCAACAAGTTTAATGTTTTTATCAACTTGATCTTTCAGTTCGCTGTCAAGTGCTTCTGCTTGCTCAACAGTAGTCTCAAACAGATCAAGTTTCTCTTCAGGAATCTCAATGTACGACTCAGCAAAGAGTCCACGAAGATTACTGATAAAGTTTTCGGTTATCTCTGTACGCAAACCCTGCTCAATAGCAAGGCGATTGTCCTGCATCCACTCTTCAACCACGTAGTTCAAGTAGTTGTCAATACGCTCAACAAGTTCTTCGGTGACTGCAATCGTGTGCTGCTCAAGCAGCGACTCGTATTTTGCCTGAACCTCTTCTTCAATTTGACGAGCGCGTTCATTAAGGTGAGCTTCAAAGAGAGTAGCAGCAGAAGCCTTGAACTCCTCTGAAAGTTCTTGTCCATTGAAAAGAACAGTAATATCTTCTTTTACGGATGGCTTGACCTCTGGAATCTTGGTTTCAGCTTTTGCATCAGAAGACTTGGGTTTAATAGTGGCCTTGTTCTTTTCACTGTCATCACCGGTTGGTTCGGCAATCTTCGCGGTCTTGCCGTTAGCAGTCTTGTACAGTTTTTCGCTGGCGTAATCAGAGGCTGCTTCTTCCATTTTTCCCTTTTTACCAAATTTACCCTTAAGAAAGGCAGGCAATTTACTTTTGGATTTGGATTCTGCGGCTTCTTCCTCGTCCTCTTCTTCCTCGTCCTCTTCTTCCTCGTCCTCCTCTTCCTCGTCCTCTTCTTTTGCTTCTTCTAATTCTTCTAATTCTTCTTCAAGTTCGTCTTCTGAGTCTTCTGAATTGTCCGAATCGTCTTCTTCGACCAATTCTTCCCCTTCAACAGAATCATTCTCTTCTGAATCTGAAGAATCAAACTGATCTTCATTATCAGAGTCAGTGTTTTCTGACAGGAAACTTTCCCCGAGAATTACCTTCTTGATGACATCTTCTATATTTTCGTTAGACATGACTCGTAATCTCCTTATTTGAATTTATGTAGTATATTCAGAGTTTTGAGATGAAATCTTTGAACAGCAGCATTGCTTGTTCTTCCAAATTTTTTAATGGGGTTTTTTCAATAATACGCTTGTAGTTCTCCACATCAACAGGCTTGAGAACTCCCCCTTCCCATATCCACTCCCGTCCTTCCATGATTCCGTTTACAAACGCATTAGGGGCAGACGGGTCAGCAACCACATCCACCGCAGCAAGCATAAAGTCTTCCTGTACCACATTCACCCCGTCCTCTTCCTTTAGAGAACCCATTCCACGGGAAGAAACCCCTAATTTTACGCCTTCGTCAATCAAATTTCTAACAATTTTACCGTATGGCGTGTCTAGAATTTTTGCTTTCCCGTACACATCCTTTTTTTCAAGGTGCAAATCCTTAATAAGGTGCGAAACCCGCTCCAAATTTACTGTTGGGCCCTCTGGATGTCCCAGTTCGCCCATTGCGCGGTTAGTCTTTACATACTCGTTCGTGTACCTGTTTAGTTCCTTTTCCATGACAGGCATGGGGTACAAACGACCATTACGATTCTTCGCTTCAGCCTGCATAAACACGCCTTCAATAAAATAATGCTTCTGACCGTCTTTGGTTTCAGTCAGTATGTTTATGTCTTGGACTGTTTCAGTAATCAGTTTCATTTGAAAAATCCTGCTTTTTTCTTTGTTTCTTATACGCCTTACTTACAGCCGCCAACACCGCAAGCCTTACGGAATCGTCCTTCATCAAAACGGGGATTGGACTTTTTGAATATTTGAGAGTGGTGTGTAGCAAGTTCTTCGCGCTTCTTTGCATCAGGGTGTGCCTTGATCACATCAGCAACCTGCTGAAAATGCTTGCGGGTCATTGCCTCGTCAATCTGCTCAGTCTCTTCCTTCACCGACTTTTTGGGTTTAGAAACACGATACAGTGTATCGCCTTCACCGTGTTGAACGCTTACCCGTTTTCCACTATTGCGAATAGCATTCAAATCGGCTTTGGTCTTCTTCAGAGACTTCCACTCTTCTGAAACCTCATTCTCTTCCTTGACACCAGTAGCACGCTTGATGCCTTTCACGGCATTTGCTTGCTTCCTGCCTGTGAGTAAATTACGGTTCTTTTCGGGACCGTACATCATGGACGACAGTTGCGAGCCACGCTTGGCAACATATGCGTCCTTTGTACCCTTACTCAACTCGTCAATCTGCTCAATATTTTCATGTACTTCAGCGCGACTACCCTTTTTGATCAGTTTGCCACCGCGACCGTAAGTGCGTGGCGACTCCTGTTCTTTTCCTGCACGTTTGAGCAGACTTAATAAAGCAGCTTGGTGCTTGGTTTCCTGTTGTTGTCCACGAGCACCAGCCTTGCCACTGTATTTCATACTTGCAGCAAGACCACTGTCTGCCTTGTCTTCGTGTTTCTTTACCTTACGATTCACTTCTCTCTCACGGGCAGCAGTTTGGTAGTCTTCAGTAATCTCCTCCGTGCTGTTAAACACCGCATCAGCAACAGAGTATCTAACTTCATCAAGTGCAAGAGAAGCACGGGCGTATAGGGACTTAAACAGGATATCCTTTGCTTCTGCAAAGTCTTTATTAATTACTGCTTTAGTCAACTGTTTTGTGGTGTCCATTTATTCTCCTGTTTAGACTTTATTATTTAGTTTTCTTCTATTTTTGGTGCAGTTTCATTGTCTTTACAATTTATAGGCTTTCCCGTCAATAACAAATTAGAAACAGTCTCCCTCTCATTATTTATACGCTCTTTCACCTTGTCGTATAGAGCAGTTTGTATTGCTGTTTTAAATTCTTCAAACGGGTTACTCACTGTATACCCCTTTCTTGTTTAATCGTTCAGGTCTTCTTCGTCTTCGGGTACTATTTCACCAATAGTGATTTGCGGTTGGTTTTCACCATCAGTAGGCGGAGCAGGAACAGCACCATCTGCTGGCGGAGCAAGTTCGGGTTGACCAGTGGTTTCTTGACCAGCAGGCATTATCATTCCAGAAGCCTGTTCTGCCTCAATCTGCTTGTTTATTTGCTCAATATCGTCTTCAGTTTGCCGCAGAATATTTTTTCGTACCCATTCACGAGAATAGTACTTGCCTACAAAATCCTCTGCATCTCGCACACTCTGTAAACGATCTTTAAGAACTTCGCTCTCTTTAAGTTCAGAGAAATGGGAGTCTTTTGCAAATTTAAAAGCAAGTCGGTCTTCAATCTCTTCCCACTCTTCCTTTTTTATTACACCCTTCATTACTAATTGTACTCGAAGCAGTTCAAGAAACAACTCAGAAAACTTCATACGCAACCGCTCAACAAACTTAAAGAATTTTACTTCATCTCTGGAAATCTCTGATGCTTTACCCAGATTAAATCCAGTGGTTTCTTCAAGACGCGATGTGGGAACATTAAGAGACTGAAACAATTTCTTTTGAAAGTACTTTACGTCATCCATTTCAGACAGGTTTTGTCCTGCTGCAAGAGTCTGAATTTCTGTGCCACGACCACCTTCTCGTCTAGGCATCCAGAAGTCTTCAAGCATGGACAGGTGTTTGCGTGAGTCCTGTACTTCACCAGTGTTTGGATCGTACATGAGTTTGTTACGATACCTCTGCATGAGTCCCCGAACATACTCTTCTGCTTTCTGTTTTGGCAAGTTTCCAACGTCCACATAGAACACCCGCCGTTCAGGAGCGCGAGTAATACGGTAAATAACCACCGCGTCTTCAATCATACGGAGTTGGTTTAGTGCCTTGATGGCCTTGTGTAGATATCCAATAATTTTTTTATTGTACCCGTCAAACAGTCCGCTGTGTACGAAACAGATAGAATCAGGATAGATTTTCAATCCCTCTAGTTGCAAAGTGGACGAGTTTGGCTGCTGCTCGTTGTACACATAAAACTCTTCAATAGCTGTAACCAACTGCACACCAACACCGGCAACAGCAGCAGAACTATTTTTGTCTACTGGTTTCTTTATTATTTTACGAACTTTGCGAATTTTAGTGGGATCAATTGCACGAAGTTCTCTGATGCCCTTTTTCTTGTTGCCTTCATCCACTATAATGTGGTAGTACAGACGACTGTCGATATACCACTTTCGGAAAATTTCGTATCCACGCCTCGAAAAGTCTAAAAGACCAAGCAATTCACTGAATTCTTCTTCAATTTTATTCTTGATGGAAGCAGACTGCTTTAGATTTGTGGTGTCTATTTTTACTGTGGTAAACGTGTCATCGTACACAATGGATTCGTTACATATGTCTGATATTGCAGACTCTACTTCAGGGTGTAGGGCCATGTCTCGGTACTTGCGAATCATCTCCATGTCGGATTTGATTGCGCCATCAAAATCAATAACTGTACCGAAATACCCTCCTACTTCAATAGGCACTGCTCCATCGTCCGGATCTGGAGGCACAAATGAAAGGGACTTCTTGGATTCCTCCGAAGAAGTCCCTTCATCTTTAGATAATTTGAAACCAAATAATTTAATAGCCATAGATAAAAAATCCAATTAAATCAGAAAACTTTAGAAACCAGAACCGATATTGATGCCGGCCTGCTGCAACAGGGCGTTGATGTTCTCCTGACCTGTTCCTGTAGCAGAAACTGCACCTCCAGCAGCGGCTTCCCACCACGAGTAATTAAGAGTAACAGGAAACTCAGCAATGCTGTCGTTGTTTTCGTACGACAGATCAATTGCACCCACTTCGCTAGGGAAGCAGCCAACAAAGTTGTAGGTACGCAGTGGTTCGCCATCACGCAGAAGCTGAGTCACTGACCATGTAGGCATAAACTCCATAAAGTTTGTCGTTGTAACATTAGCTACATGAGAATTAAATATTGCGCTCCAGTACTCGAATGCAGAACGCAAACTCATATTGGAATCTGATATGACCGTAATACTCCAGTCTTGGAATGTACGGTCACCAGGCAATTTAATACGGCGACCCCGATACGGAACCTCTATTGTGCCTAACGATGACGCAGGAATCTGCGCTGATTTGCACAGGAAAGAAATTGCACGGTTGTTTGAGTAACCAGGAATGTTTCCTGTAACCATGAAGAGATTGGTACGAACACCACCACCGGCAAAAGCGTTTACAAATCCTGAAATATTGTTTGTTGGATCTACAGGCATTAGTTCTCCTTGATTCTATTTAGGTGATTAACCACCAACTTCGCTGAAATTTACGCCAGTTTTGGTGGCAACAAAATTCAACTGGATAAAGTTAATACTGCGAGTGGGTTTCACAAAGATGTCGGCAACAAACTCGTTACGGTCAATAACCTCACCTGTGTTGTTGGTTTCGTCACACACCACTTTGAAGTCCGTGATGCCACGGCGTTGCTGAACAGTTTTAAGGAACGGAACCACAAGGTTCTTGAACTGTGCGCGGGTAAACGAGTCGTTCTGCTCAAACAGGAAGAACTTGCTTGCCGTGGCAATTGCCTTTTCAAGAATAATGAACAGGCGACGCACATTGATACGGTCAAAGGCAGAGGGCCTGGTCTGCATGGTTTTGTCACCAAACAGGATTACGCCTTCACCAGGGAACGACACAATGGGATTTACCTGACGGGTGTACAGTTCGTCGCGGTGAGCTTCCGATGTCGGGTTGTACGCCAACTTTACCACACCCTTGATTTGACCACGGTTAAACCCTGCGGGTGAAAACCACGCTTCGTTGGTAAACTCGGTACGAGCAACCAAACCTGCAATGTCTGCGTTCAGTGGCACCAGTCGAACAAGGTTGTTAAAGGTGTCCAACTGGTACTTCCAACCGCTGTCAAGCACTGCATACGAAGAGTTCACATTGAAACTGCTGTCGCGGAAGGTCTTGATGGCGGATAGTGCTTCGTTTGAAAGTTTGTTCTCCACATCAGACTTGCCAGGAGACTTGAACGCAATGCAGTCCAACCGCTTTTCGCACACGTTTTGAATGACTAGTTGTGCAAGGGTTGAGGTGGCATCTCCCAGTGGAAGCAGTGAAACATCAACCGCATCTGCGTCTGCAAACTTGCTCCACCCGTTTGCCCACCGCTCGGAATCGGATGGGTTACCACCAGAAACACCGTTCTTAAGGTGGAAGGAGTTTACTCCTGCTCCAACAGCAGCGGATCCACTGGCAATGGCGGGACCAAGAGCAACATAGTCGGTCTTGTTTCCAGAAAACGCACTGCGG